CATCTTGCTACTCCTCCTTCGATCCGTGCAGTGCAGTAAACACCATCCCCTTTACGATCCGCAGGTTGCTGAGAGCCGCGTCCAGATATTCGCTGCATGCAATCATCTCCGATATGGCCTCCTCGTCGACGAGCGATACCGCGTCGAGCATGGCCATCACGGATATCTTGGTGCCCTCGAGCCGGAGCTGCTGGGACCGGACGTTGTTAAGGAGTCCCTCCAATATGAGCCTCCGGTCGTCCTCCTGCTTCTCCTCGGGAGTCTGTGCGTCGAGGCCCCTTTCCTTCGCGCCTTGTATGTACCGCTCCTTCGCCTCCTTCGGACCAAATTTCCTGATGCAGTTGTTACAGGTCACCTCCTCCCACGTGGTGGCGATGCGGACGTTTCCCACTGCCCCGCATTCCGTAGGAAAATCTCCTTCCCTTCCCTCACTTCTCTTCATGTGGATCACTGCCATAGTCTGTTGCCTCCGTTCCGTACAGTCTAAAAGGGAATCGCCCGCGTATAGGAAAGGTACCACAGCACGGGCAATCCCCACATCATTGTCGGTATTAGGACTCTCATCCGCTAGTGCCTCATGTTGTAGTCGATGGCGTACTGGTCGCACATCTTCCCCAGGACCCGCGCTTGCTGTTCATAATGGGTTACTCCTCCTTCCGGGCCGCGTCCTTGACGGACAGCGTGACCGTGATGGTCTTGGGTACCTGTTCCAGATCCTTGCTCACGTAGATGGAGCCAGTGACTTCCGTCCCCTCGATTTCGTACCGGTGGTACCTCTTGCTGTCCTTCATGTAGATCGCCTTCACTTCCATGGTCCATACCTCCGTAATCGTGATGTGTGGCGTGAATGCGCCCAAGAAGGAGGCCTTCCCTGAGGAAGGCCCCTATCCTGAGAGCATTACTGCCTGATGCGTCCGGTCGCTGCCCAGTACTCCATGTCGTCCATGTCTGCAATAAGGTCGTCCTCTCCCTCATCGTCCTCGAACAGGCACTCGATGTCTGTGGAGCAGCCGTCATCGCTGAATTCCTTCAGGTCCGCGCAGATCGAGATGCCGGTGTCGGGATCCGGCACGGTGCAGATCATCTGCGCTCCGGCATCCCCTGCGTTCATCAGCAGGATGACCGCTGCCGTCAGCAGTATCTTCTTCATGATCTCACCCCCTCCTCGGCATAGGCGGACTTGATCCTCTTGCCACAGATGTCGCAGATCAGGAAAGGATCCTCCCAGTTGATCCCGGAGAACAGATCGATTCCGTGCTCCTCGTCATCCTTGTTGGCGCAGTCGGGGCAGATGACCTCGTCATGTTTGTTCATGTAGAACATGGGGTACCCACCGGGCCAGGCGTATTTCTCGTACCTTCTCTTCATGACTTCACTTCCCTCCCGTCATCTTCTTCATGACTTCTTCGTGGTAGTTGATGATGTCCTGCTGCACCCACGTCATCGCCCTGAAGTACGTCTCCAGAAAGTCGATGCCGTACATGAGGATCAGGGCGGTGGCTGCTGCCACCAGTATCGCCTTCATCCATTCCTTCACGATATCGCCTCCTCTACTCTCAGGTGAATCATTTCTCGCGCCTCCTGTATGTATTTATTCGACGAGGATCAGCCCATAGGCATCCTCGCCAAGCTCCACTTCAAAGGAGGGCATCGGTCGCTGATGCCCTCCCCGCTTGGCCCAGTGATTTACTACTTGCCGATCCTCTTGATCAGGCCGGTGGCGACCTGCTTGATGGCGATCAGCATCGCCTTGTCGCCCTCGAAGCCGACGAGGAGAGCCTTCACCTCGTCACCTCCTCTACCGTCAGGCACAGGAAGTGCAAGCAATCCTCCGTCAAGTAGTCGTAGTCCCACATCCCGTGCTTGAGTGGGACCCGTACCCGTGAGGGATCCCTCTTCCATACCTTCGGTTTCCCATTCACTATCCACCGTACCGGAGACCCATCCCTGTTCTGGTGGCTCACGTGATACAGTACCTGTCCGCACTTAAGGCTCTTCGCCTGTTCCAATGTGATAGGCATGTCGTATTCCTCCTTGGGTTGTAGTCGTGGTGAGAAGGCCACAGCCCGGAGGCCAGCGTCCCTAGCTGGCCTCCAGACCGAATCCTCCTTGCTATGCCTTGAGCATCGCCTTCGCGCACTCGATGACGGCCCGGAGCATCGCCTCATCGCCTCTGTATTCCTCGAGCAGGGTCCGGGCATCCTCCTCATGGGCACCGATCGCAGCCTTGAGGATGAGCCTCTTCTCGGCCTTGCGGGCCTTCACGCGGGCTCTCCTCTTGGCGGCACCCTTGCGGCGGCGGTACCGCTTCTGGCAGGTTTCGCAGCGGGTCACGGTACCGTACTGGTAGGCGTAGATCTCGCGCTCGGCACCGCAGTCCGCGCACTGGATCGTGACCCTTTCGGCCTTCTTCCTCTTCTTCCCTCCCGTCGCGCTCAGGGCCTTCAGGCAGACCGCGCACGTGACGTCCTCCTGCGAGTCGGCCTTCGTCATCCTCGGGTCGAGGTGGAAGATTCCGCACAGCGTCCGGTCCTTCCCTTCGGGGACCCAATGCAGCTTCGCCTCCGTCTTCTTCTTGTGCTCGGGGCTGGCTGCAACGGCCTGCTCCACAGGGGCTTGGGTGTCGGGCTTGTTCTTCCCTTCCTTCGCCTCGTCGAGGGTCAGAACAGGGGCCTTCGCGTCTTCCTGCTTCTTGCTCTTCTTCGCCATGGCCGTAATCCTCCTTGGGACTTGGGTTGTGTGGTGGTGCTCCACCGTCCGCTCCCCGTCCACGAGACGGGGAACAGGCGCAAGGCACCATCCCTGCCTTACTGCTAGACGAGCTTGGCTACGCAGATCTCGTCTTCGAAGCTGATCACGAGCGTCTTTCCTGCGGGTATGCTCGTTGCCACGTCGAGAAGAAGCTCTGTCCAGCCTTCCTCTCGCGGGTATCCCAGCACGAACCAGTCATAGCCGTCCTGCAGGATCGCGAACTCGTCTTCGGTGTCAAAAGGAGCCACCATGCGTCCGTCTTCTTCGAGATCCGCTTCCCGGATCGCTGCCAGTTCGTCGTACTCCTCCTCGTTGGCAAACCGCCATGCTGCTGTCTTCTTCGCCATTGCCGTACCCCTCCCGGGCCTCTTTCCTTCTCCTTCTTGCACGCGCCGTGCCAGTGGAGGCACTGTCTCAGGGACCGCGTCCCGCGGGCCTCTCCGGGCGGTGCGCTTCGGGACCGCGAGGCGTGCCCCGTCAGGTGAGAACTTTCGTGCACACATCCGCGAGCGTTCCGAGGCGCGAGAAGCCGCGTCCTCCGGGCCTCTTCGGGCAGGTCGGCCGAGTGTGCAGCGGAGTTTACAGTTGAGAACGCTTCTGCACACTCTCGCGCCCCGCCCGTGACGCGCCCCGTCCGGCCCCTTGTCCGGCCCTCTGCGTTTGGTATGTCGTGGCTGCACGAGGACGACACGGAGAGCGCACGGGTCGCAGGAAGACTCTTCCCTGGAGTCTGCGCGGGACGAGCGGTAACTCAGGTCCGGTCCGGACTCAGCGCAGCCCTGGCCCTGTCTGCCTCCCTCGTCTGCTGCAGTGACTCACGGGTCGGCAGGGACTCAGCCCGACCGGCACTAGTCTCCCTGCGACCTGGGTAGGTTTCCTGACCCGGCTTTTTGGTCGAGCGATAGCACACCGGCGGCGGGGGGCCTCTCCCATAGTTACTTATATATGGGGGTATAGGTATATATATCTCACCACTCGCCTCTTTACTTATATAGTACCAGTAAGGGAGGAATCATGCAGAACGTGAAGGAGAAGATAGGGATTATTGCCGCAAAGACCGCGAGGGACGCGCTCCTCGAAGCATATAACGCGAGAGGGATCGGGGAGGCAAGCATCGCCGAGGCAATAAGAGACGCGCTGCAGGCAAAAAGACAGGTGGAGGTGCTGACCCCGAAAGGATGGGATGTATCGCCGGGCGTGCCGGATCATAAGACGCGGCTGAAGGCAGCTCAGCTGCTAGCCGACACGCTGGACGTGAAGGCACCCACGAGAGTAGATATAAGTGGAGGGGGGTTACTGGGGTCCGCCGCCGTCTTTCTTATCGAGGAAGTCCTCAGAGAGCAGGGGATCGCGGTCGATGTGGCTCCTCAGGGGCAGTTATCGCACCGCACCGCACTTCTCTCCCCCTCTCGGTTTGACTTCGGCGACGGGTTTTAATGGAAAAAAAGGGACGCTTCGCGTCCCTTTTTTTCGTGCGCTCGCACCTGCAAGCAGTAGCTGCGCACAGAAAAAGAGCACGAAGTGCTCTTTTTCTCTTTTTTTAAAAGCCGAGAGAGAGGCTTACCCGGCCCCTTTTCCTAACGGGGATTATACACCAAACGGCGCGGGTCTGTCAAGATATCGGAGAAGCCGCGCCGGACGCGGGCTTTCGGACAGATGAATGAGGTGAGACGTCGTGGATGATTTAATAAGAGGCTTGAGGTCAATAGCAGACTTCCTATGTCTGCGCAGGGTGCACACGGTAAGAGAGTGGGAGGAGAAGTATCACCTCCCGATAAGGAGGGATCCATCAGGTCAGGCCTACGCAATAAAAAGTGAATTGATTCAGTGGTTAATTACCTACGATACGGAAAGAAGGAAAGTGAAGACAAAGCAGACCCCCCGGGGTGCGGTGAAGATTATGATGGATAGGAAAAAGAGCAGACTGGAGGCCCTGATCGATGGATGATGTATCGAGAGCGATAAGAAAATTAAGTAGGGAGGAGGTAAACCAGCAGTACGGGCTTATCCTGGCGAGGGCGCGAAAGGAGGGAGAGGCAGTCCTGAGGGACGTGATGCGGTACCTGTGCCGCACGGACCTATTCTTTCTGCTGACGAAGGTGCTGAAGAGGAAGGACGCGAACAAGGGTTTTGTGTACGACCGGTGCCGCATGGTGCAGGAGAACCCGGACGGATACCTTGACCTGTGGGCGCGGGAGCACTACAAGTCCACGGTTATCACCTTCGCCCTGACGATACAGGACATCTTGAACAACCCTGACATAACTGTCGGCATTTTTTCCCACACCCGCCCTATCGCAAAGGCCTTTTTAAGGCAGATCAAGCGGGAGTTCGAAGATAACGAGGTGTTGAAAGACCTGTTCGACGATATCCTATACAGTAAACCTGCGCAGGAGAGTCCCAAGTGGAGCGAGGATGAAGGTATTATCGTCCGCCGCACCGCGAACCCGAAAGAGGCTACCATCGAGGCCTGGGGACTTGTCGACGGCCAGCCGACCAGTAAACATTACAGTCTTATGGTGTACGACGACGTTGTGACCAAGGAATCCGTACAGTCCCCCCTTATGATAGCGAATACGACCTCGGCCTGGGAGAACAGCCGCAACCTCGCCTCGATGGAGGGGGGCCGTACCCGCTACATCGGCACCCGCTGGCACTACTCCGACACCTACAGTGAGATGATAAAGAGGGGGGTAGCCATTCCCCGCATATTTACAGAAGAGGACGAGGACGGGAACCTGTACCTGTGGACCCCCGAGCTGCGCGACATGAAACGCAGGGAAATGGGACCCTACGTGTACGCATGCCAGATTCGTCAGGACCCGAAGCAGGGATCCCAGATGGGCTTCCTACCGCAGTGGGTCCGCTACTGGAGGGGGGATAACTGGAAGGGGATGAACACAGTTATCCTGGTGGACCCCTCCTCCAGCAAGAAGAAGAGCACGAACGACTACACCGTAATGCTGGTCGTGGGAAGAGGGTGGGACGGCTCCTATTATCTCATTGACGGGGTGAGAGACCGCATCAACCTCACCGAGAAGTGGAAGAAACTGGTGGAGTTCCACCGCAAGTATCGCCCTCTCCAGGTCGTATATGAGGAGTACGGGCTACAGGCCGATATCGAGCACTTCGAGACGCGGATGGAGGAGGAGAATTACCGGTTCCGTATAATCCCAGTCGGCGGCTCCATCCCCAAGTTCGACAGGATTCAACGCCTGGTCCCTATATTCGAGAACGGTGAATTCTACCTCCCGGAGTATTTACCGAAAAGGGACTGGGAGGGTGCCCCCTACGACTTTGTGAAAGTGTTCGTCAACGAGGAACTACTTGCGTTCCCCTTCTGCCAGCACGATGACATGCTTGACTGTCTGTCCCGTTTGTGTGATAAGGAATCAAGCTTACCTGTTCCCGACTCCGACATGGATGGCGGGCAGCTGGTTCCGGGGATGCCTCTGGTGCTTTCCCGGGACGACGATTCGGGTTCCTACGATATACTTCGGCACGGATTGGAGGACTGACGACATGGGAAGAGATCCTATCACGAAACCAGTGGTGAAGGCCGCAGATTGGGGGTGGAAGCACATCGAGAAGGCCGCAGATTGGGCGTGGGAGCGCATCGATCCGTCCGGCCTCATCCCCAAGATCCCTGATATCCCTTCCATCCCCCCTGTCGGGGCTGCCCCTTCCGGCACGGATTCAGCGGTGAAGGAGGCTGCAGACAGGGCCAAGAAGCTGGAGAAGAAGAGGAGGGGGGCACTCTCCACCATCCTTACGGGGTGGCTGGGAGATACCTCCGCCGCCCCGGTCGTCCGCAAGATCCTGTTAGGTGAATGATGGACAAATTCGAGAAGGCGAGGAACATCGAGAAGCGCATGAAGGAGTTGGAGGACGTCCGCTCCGACTACGAGGACCTTCACAAGGAGGTCATCAAGTTCATCGCCCCGCAGCGGTACAACTACGACCGCACCGAGCAGAGGGGGAAGAAGTACGGGTCCAGCGTGTACGACGGATCCCCGATCTCGGCCCTGAACCTGTTTGCTGACGGCATCTTCGGCAGCATGATGAACCCTGCGATGAGGTGGTTCCGGACCAAGCTTCACCGTGAGTTCTGGAAGGTGAACAAGGTCACCCCCCGCGACAGGATGGACATCCAGGAGTGGCTCGACGAGGTGGAGTGGCGTCTTTATTCCGCCTTTTCCCGCTCCAACATCTACGAGGAGGTGCCGGAATTCCTTCGCGACGGAGGCTCTATCGGCACTGCCACCATGTATGGGGAGGAGGACATCGCTCGGGACCGCGTGGTGTTCAGCACCAGGCATCCCGGCGAGTGCTTCATTGCGGAGAACA